GCACAAGAGGCCCAGACGCTTGGGAGAGGCTTGTACAAAATTTGTAATCCTCTCCCAATCAACACACATAAAGTGTGTCCTGAACCGCGCTATAAAGTTGTGACTCCTTGAAAAACCTGGCTGCGCCAGGAAAAATTTCCAGAGTAATAACTCATTCGGCGCGGCCATTCAGATACATTGTATCCACCCGTACGGCCACAGTACGGTAAGACTTTCTCCACTGCTAGTAAGTCTATATAACTACATTTTCTGTCACGGGGTGTCTGTCCCCAACGTTTCCACCTAATTAGGTGGAGACGCCTCATAATACATTCGAGGTAATCCAGTCCAAAAGAAGGTCTGGAAATCCTCAGCTGCTGCCACGTAAATATCTACAGCTTCCGTGGCTGCACCTAGGAATTCAATTCTATAATCCCAGGCGGCTTCGCTTTGTTGGTGCGTGGACTCATCAGCATTTTTACCAGGTGTAAATCTATGCGATGAGTAGTATGGCATTTCGAATTCGAGAACGCTATTTACCATACCCATGGTCACTGCCGCACCGTTAGCGGCAGCCAGTGGTTTATTGAAGATGGGAAGAACCCCTTCTTCTCGAACCACTGACTCGTGCACCGATTTCACATCATTATATACAGGGAGGGATGTAGTAGCCTCCGAGTAATTCAGTGAATTCGGAACGTGCGGAACTCTTTGGACGTTGACTCTATGACTAGAGTGTGTAGCACCACGAGGTATCAGTTTATATCTGACACCTCCTCTCCTTCCGGAGAATGCAGTTGCAACCCAATGCAATAATACTGTATTACAGTAATTGTATGGGTCGAAAGATGCAGTGTAATCTACAGCACCACTCACTCCTCCCCTGTATAAGGGAAAGTGTGGTCGTCGTCCATAAGCTAATGTCGGTGAAGTGCTTAATGATCCTATCGCACTATGTAAGTTGTAACGCTTAAGCATAGTTCGGAAAGATGTTATAGCTTCTCCGGTAAACACTTGGTTTACTAAGCTTGTATTTTGCTTGGCTGGGCCAAGTTGTTCCGCTACCTCCTGTTGAGGTGCACTTGGCTCAGCTGTATTTTGTCCGTCTGGTACAATCTCAGTTCCAGACTGTGAAGAGAATGCTGTTTCTCTTCCAGATTGAGGCGTCGGTCCAAAGGTAAAGTTCATGAAGTAATCGTCGGGAACGAAAACTTCAAAATCTTCACCCATTGACACAAATACGTTGATTTCAATATTGTTGTCTACTGTACTATTTGGTGTAGTAAGTTCATTCACAATATAGACGCCAACAACACCATTACCCTCCTCTTTCGATAAGAAGGTACTGGTGCCATACATTTGTGTCATAGAATCCAATCCGGGTCTGTGATGCGACAATAACGTGGTGTCTTGTCCATTACCAATCTCAATAGTAAAATCCTGTTCTTCAGCAATGTCTATAATCTTCATATAGTTTGTATTGTATTCATTAGATGCTAAAAATTCAGGATCGTACACAAATTTGAGACGACCTTTATGGAAACTTGAAGCCACGATTTGAAACCGGAATTTCATCGTACCCGTCCAGTATTGAAATGGCAAAGCAGCCATTGCACATGCTGGAAAATGGTATGATGTTGGTGGGCCAGAATTTTCTGCCCAAATCACCGGATCAACTCGTGAATTCCATAGCAAAGTTTCGGGTGCTGACCCAATGTCCCAAGAAAATGTTGTAAGATATGATTCACGTTTTGCAATTTCCTTGATATTCATTGGATCTACACCACCTAAACCTGTAGTCCTGGGATCAATCGTCAACTCCTGCTTCTCATCAACTGTAAGTTTTTGCGCCGTATCAGGCACATTACATACAGATAATGAAGAAATAGGTGTTGGACGATATGGCTCAGGATTCCTGGTTACTGGTGGTCTACAATACCCAAACATCTTTGCTATTTCCGCCGTGGCCCCTGCGGCCACACTTGTCGCTGATGCAAACGGTCCTATATAGGGAACTCCAGACAACGCCGAACTTGCTTTCGCAATCTTTGTTGCTGGGCCCGATATTATACCCTTCATGTTTGCTTCTTCGATTTCTCCGCCAGATTCGCGACCACTTTGTGGTACGAGCTGGTCAGGATCATTCGAAGTAAGAACATTCATACTTACATCAGTTGCCCACGCGAAGACACTTATGGTAACCTTATCCGAGGCTCCATTGGCATGCTTCAAATCATTCAAACTTCTAAAATACAACTGTCCGAGTTGTGACCACTGTGTAGTCACTATATCAGTGTAATTTCGGAAGTTAAAGAATGGTAACTTCATCTCTCCTCCTGTAGATGTAGTAGGATCCAAAAATATCCTAGGTTGTTGACTCGCTTGAACTAAATCCTCACGAATCAACGACGCATTGGAACTTAATGTATCCCAAGTATCTAAAGGTAGATATGACATCATCGCTCGCCCATACTGAAATCCATTCCCGTTAATCACAACCTTTATCATCATATTAGCTCGTAAAAGCTTATAATTGGCGATGCGGTTGATGACACGAGGATTTTCCCAGTACAGTGACCAAGGATCAATGTCAAATCCTAGAGTTGAAGAAGTAGCCCATTCCTCCTCAGCAATCTTTAATGGACGGCTGAAGAAATGTTCTAAAGTCGCATCATCTGTGTCTTGAATACGTCGTGTTGGATCAATTGTACTATCCACATCATAAAGATATGGATCATGTTGATCAGCAAACTTAACGTTCTCATACACAGTGTGATTCGATATCTTCACTATGTTATTGTCATTGGTACTTCCATTTCCACTCTGAGGTTCAAACTTGCGTTCAAACCCAGATTGGTGTTCGTACCGATGACGACATTCTTTGCATAACCATTCCTCTCCTTCGGAAATATCTAATAACCGATCTTTAAGGGGTTTGCATAAAATGTCAATTGCAGACTCTTGTTGTTTAATTTGTTTTCTGAGTGATTGTCGTCGTGTCTGCGATTTCCTCGACAATTTCGTTTGTTTTAAATGTTCAGTAAGTTACTATACATAATGAAACTGGCGCACTCAAACCAGTTTCCTGGGAATCGTTGTTGGCTGACAAAACCTCTCTAAATAGAGCTAAATCATATTACACAAAGCCTTTACGACACAAGGTGAATTTTCCTTTACCTTGAGATATCGATATGGTATCCAATGTGTAACAACAGTTTTGCTATGCTCCGCAAGCTGACTGTAAACAGCTCTGTCACTTTTAAAAGGGTGTGACATGGCCCAGTGGTGGAACCTAAAGTTCCAATTCCTCCGCGAACTCGAGATTGGGTTTCGCAAACATTCGATGTTGTTTTCCGTATTTATCGTTCCATTTCTGTATACGATCGGCATAAGTCATATCTAATGTGCGACACATGTGAGTAAATCCATTCTTTCCAGCAATGGTTTTCATCTCACTCCGTCTCTGTTCGTAAACCTTTTCCCCGTGGTTAAACCACTCACCTAAATTGTGATCAACATTCACAGCAACAGCCTCCATCTCTGTCATCGCGCAACCTTTCGGTCGCATGAAACAGTGTAGAGATTTGAAAATCGACTTTTCAAGCAATGCTCCGACATGTTGATTCAATTCAGGTATGTACACACTCTTCCGCTTTAGAAACTCAAATTCCTCTGGCGGCAAGAAGTCAAGTAATTCACTTTCCTTGTCAGGCATAGTGTAAACTTGGCCATAAGTCGCTAAGAATTCTGAAATTCCTTTAATAGTGAACTTATCCTCTTCAGGGTGAACTGATCCAATATTGTCATCACCATATGTAATCGCGGCTACGTAATCACGAAATTTCCTACGACTCGCAAACCCACTGCATGGGTGTTGAGTGTAATAGAAACAACGTAAATTTAAGCTACCGCAAATTCCATTGATGATAACAGTTAATGAATTCCCTGAAATGTGTGTACCTTCGGTCAAACCGATCAAATCGCCATTGAATGCAATGTACGCGAACACAATGTCGCCCGTCAATGCTTCCATGACGCGAATGTCTTCCTCACTATAGGCCGGACACTCTTTCGCAAAATCAATCAATATCCGCAATGCAGCGAATATCAACTGAGATGGCAATTTTTGATCGTATTTACCGTAATCGCCTCCAAACAGGCGATCCATGCCAAACTTTGTAGCGTGTTGATGAAACTCCTCCCATTCAGGTCCATAAGCGTTAATGCCAACGGCACACTCTGAAACCTTGGGATTCATTTGTAAAACACGCAGAATTGGTAAGAAATATTTCCTAATCAAATAAGTCAATGTTGTGGAATTTCCGTAGAAAATCCGACACTTCTTCTTTGATAATATTTCATCTTTCTTGCACGCTTTCGCGATGCAATAAGCTCTCTCACCATTCTTATACAAATTAAGGCAACGCTCGATTTCTTCCATAATCTTAGGGTCGAATTCACGCCAAAACACCTCACCTTTATCGTCGGTGACTTCTATGATGTAATTGCGTTTCTTACCCTTCAATGGAACGCCTGCAGATGTATTCAATTTGATAGCATCTACAAAGCGTAGTCCAGGAATACCATTAATATTTTCTTGATCTGTTAATGGTTTAATTCCATTCCATAATTCCGAGCGAAATATTGGAATGAGTGGTTCCTTATAATCTTTAATGGCAATCATCAAAAGATCATGAGGATATGGATGCGCGGGCACTGCTAGATTGCTCAAGCAAGCCTGGTATCCAAACCACTCTGGATGAAAGACTGGTGCACAGTACACATTAGGTGAATCACAAATATCCACTAAATCTGCACTGATGGGTGTAACCCTGACATCAGAACTCTGAGTGGTCCTGCCAACACACGCTCCAAGGTATTCAACTTGTGAATCCTTAGGCATGTAATTGACTGGACTTTTATCATGTAAGTTCTCTGCTTTGGTTATCTTCATACCCAAGACTTGCGTCTCGAATACACCAGCACTGCCCGATAACACAACACCTTCAATGTTGCGTAACTCTTCCATGGCAGTTATAATTTGTGATTGAACGAGGGAGCCGTAACAGCCCTCTGGCGTTCCTCCGGTTCCACCTAAATGGCAACCCAGAACGACAGCGCCAACTGTTTCTGATACAATCACAGCACCACATAATCCCCTAAACGTATCCATCGTTAGGTTCTCATATTCGCCACCTACAAATTCCATGTAGGTGCTCGTGGTGCATGGCTTACTTATTCCCTCAGCATACAACATTTGACCATTCTTCTCCCTCCATTGGAGTCTGAATGGTACTGAAGGCATCTCCCCGATTGGGAAATGCTTCAAAACGTTGCCGAACGATCCACCTGTAGCACAATAACAAATCCTAAAATCTGTTTGTGGTACAAGGATCGATGCCGCCTTGGAAATATCCGCTGCAAATTTTCCTCCGCACGCTTCAGGATTCTTCTTCCTAAACGTGCACCGCAGATTGTCACCAAATTCATTAAAATAATGATTTGGGATCAACACTACATTTGATTTTAAAAACAAAGCATTCAACATGCCATTGTCTTCTCCTTCAATGTGTATCGATCCGTAAACCAAATTCTTTGATATTGATGACATGAGTGTGTCTGTAGTCGTACATTTCGAAATACTTGTAATAGGTAATTCTCTACGTACAACTGGACACCACTCATTGGTCTCTGCATCCCTTGCAGCAACTTCATTCCGTGTTTTTGGTTCTAATGAACCATGCGAATCGTATTGTTTATACGCCCGATAAGCTTTCGCTAATCCGTAGACTGCAGCGATACCAAAGAAGGTACCGCAAATCCACTTAACGTGATCGTCTCTATATCTTTTGACAATATCACGTACATTCGCATTGTTATCCCTTAGCTTCTCGAATAACTCTTCTTCGGCTTGATCAACAATCCGACTCTGAGCACCCGCAGCCTGCCAAAGGATGAAAAACATAGGTATGAAGCCATACTTTCCTAACAACAAACAACAAACACAAGCTCCAATAGCTATAGTCCATAGTGCACACGTACGTTGCCGATAGTCACTCGTCAAGCGATCTTGATAAGCCCATCGTACAATGTCCATTGCATGATCATTGTCGAACAATGGTGCAGGTATTACTTTTATCCAATCCCATGATTGCAAAAATTTTGTACCCTGCTTGTAAACCAGTTGAGCTGCTCTCGCATCCAACTGACTTTCCCATTTATCAACATTAGGAAACATCATGGTTTTAGCTCCTTTAAAAAGTGTGCGTACACTCTTCATAGTTTCACGACCAAATTGTTCTTCCCTATGATACGGACAATTTCCAGCTATGTGTTTGCAACCCTCATGGGAACAACGCTTCAACCCTTCGTTTCTGCGTTTCATGTTCTCCAATATGGATTGCTGGTTCTTCTTGTGTTCATCAAACTGTTCGATAGACCACTGAATAGCCGTTGCCATGTCAATATTCCTCATCACTCTTCCATCCCATTCTACTGGGGCGTACTTTGCGACGGTGGATAATTTCTGTGGCTTTTTGGCGTATTCAATATCAACCTCCCAAATATCATCAAATGGGCGGTCGATTTCGACACCGTCTTCACCGGTGTAATACTCTCGAACTTTTGCTGAATCGATACCGCAATGCACTCCATCGACCTTCCTCTGAAATTCTTTCTTCGCTCGCACAGTAAAACTGACGAGACGACGTTGAATTGAGTAAGGACAATTAGAGTAACATCCGGCATCCAAATCCTTCTTGTTTGTTGTTGCCATAACCAGCCAAGGTTCAACAAAACATTTTCCCTTGGCATCCAGCTCAGCCTTATTAGCATAAAACATCTGATTATTAATTACATCAATAATCGCTCGTGTAGGAGGTCTCTCAACAAACTGAGATTTCTCATTGGAGCAATCATCGAATAGTAAAACTAACATATCAGATTTCCAATTCGACATATACTTATCACTAGGATTAAAAGTCGCTCGAAAGCGTTTGTCTATTGGCATATCTTGGCTAACTAACAAGGCATCTAACAATTGATCTCCGAGCGTAGTCTTTCCTTGACTACTCTCTCCAAAAAGTTCAATTGCGAAAGGGGCGTGGCGAACTCCACAGGCTATCTTTGCTGTTACAAAATCGTTTTGCATAACAAGAACCTTGGAGAACTTATCCATAACTAGTTTCTTGTCCAATCCTTTCAACGACATCGACAAATTCTTTAAGTTACTACTCAAATCATTCATGCGACGTTCAAATTCTTGATCAGACATTCCCTCTAATTTGGACAAATTTCCGACTTTCACCAAGTCCCACCAGGCACTCACTCTTGCATACTCCTCATCTAATTCCAAAGCGGAATGATCATTAAGAAGTAATGGTTTAAGTGATCCTGTCTTGAAGCAGAGGTACATGCCCTCCGCAAAGAATAATACAGTCTCGAAAAGCGCATCGGCTAAATCAAAAGCACTCATATGTCTCTCAAATAAATTGGGAGTGAATAGCTTAAATTTACCGATACTAAATTCCAAGTCTGATGCCCTACAAAGGCCAAGCACAACCAAAATACCGAGCAATTTCGATATTTGATTGAAAGCTTTATTATTCTTACATAGCTGCCAATTTTGTCGTATGTTCCTCATACATGACAGCCAGTCGGGTGCGCTGAATGCACCCTCCGTTCCAGCTTGTTCTTCCTTCGGAAACAATTCGCTCACATATTCCATAACAATTTTTGATATCGACGTCTTCGAATAAGCTCGCAAATGCAAGCCAATCGCTGACGTGACACCCAATGTTGTAGTTTGTTGTGACAAATTGGTCAAAAGAAGAATAGCTCCTTCGATTTCCCGCACTATTATATCTGGCACATCAACACCAGCAAATCTTGCCAACGTATCAAGTGCGAAATTGGACGCTGTAATAGCTTCAAGTCCAAAATGCGGGTCCAGTTTTTCCCCACTGGTGTCCTTCCTCCGTTGGATTCTCTTGGATGCCTTTTTCTTAGCATACCAATTATTCCGTGAATATCCGACGCCATCCGTCTGATTCTTACGTCCTCCATTTCTCTTAGTATTGGTCCAACGACCTTTATTTGTTTTCTTAAGTTCACTGCTCATGTTTCATTAAAGATCCATAAGCCAAGTGAACAAAGAAAACCAAGATTGGTTTCTCTGTTCATCTATCGACACACGTTTTACTACCGCGTAAAGCGTTTCTATCATCCACCTAGGAGCGAGCTCCTTCAAAGTGACAATGACCGTGAGTCTGTGGCTCGGCGTGACTCGAAAGTCCCGCCAGGAATAGGGGGGTCATGCTTTTTATATAGGTCGCATGACGAACCTTGGGGTGTCTAACCACAAATTTAGGTACTACCTCATAGATGTGGTGCTTTAATTTATATCACCAGTAATGTATTCGACTGTTCTACAATACGTCTGGTTGCTGTTAATTACAGCTTAGATCTGAATTAATAATTCTGTACGTGTAAACGTATCCCTTCGTGGGAATCAGTGAAATGTTTAGTTACAAATGTAATAAAACAATAGATCTACGATCTTTTAACGGTATTAAAACCGAGTTGGATAATAAATCATCCGAATTTGGTGACAGTTGGTTTAACACTGTCGATACCTAGAAAAGTTTCACAAATTATATTCTTTTGAACAATAGTTCTATGGAGCATGCGGAATGCTCACATAGCTCTAGCGTGCATACGAAATGCAAAATTAAAAGTCTATACGAGCATGCGAAATGCTCTATACCGGAGACGGTTGAGTCTCAAATACTTCGTGGAGTGCTGTAGGGTTATGCCCTACAGCA